ATCCTCAGTCCGATCTTCAAAGTGGTGGGCCAGGTATTTTCTTTCCTGGCACCAAAGCCTGCGATCGCCAACACTGGCGGCAATACCGTCGACTCCCCGAACAATAGCCTGACCGGGCAGACAAACACAGCCCGCGTCTATAAAGCCAAGCCGGACATTTACGGACAGGTGCGCTCATTCCCGGATCTGATTCAAGAATCGCTGTTTGAGTACATCAGCACAGGTGTGCGAGATGGCGGCAAGAAATACGTGACGGAATGGATGTGCATCGGGATCGGGAAGTACGATTACGAATCTGTGCGCTACTCAGAATCGAGCCTAGGAAGCATGGCTGGCGCTGAATACGAGTTCATTCAACCTGGCGAGGTCATCCCATCGATTAACGAAGGCTACAGCTTCGATGACGTCGATGGTCAGGAGGTGCCTGGCGCAAACCAGGGCGAGTCATTCCCGGTGGAAACCGCGACGGCAAACACAGTGGTCAGCGGCACGTATGCCGGTGGTCAGATAGCGATGAAAATCGTTCAACAGGCTGAGTTCGATTATTTCATGGGCCTCGTTCTGCCGCACGCTGTCACCTTCACTATCAACGTGACTTATGCAACTGCATCCGGGTCAGTAACGACTGATGCCACGTTCTCAGGCACTTTGGTGTCAGCAGAAGAGACCAACGACGGCGCGGTAATAAACCCGGTGCGATGGTATACGTTTACAATGGGTGATCTGGATGGTCCTCCTGATATACCTGCTGGCGCAACGATAAATACTACAAAGTTTGTGCTCAACGATAACGAGGCACTGGTCGTCGGGCCTTTCTTTTCGCCGGTGGACTCATCACAGCTCTGGATCCATACGCAAAGCAGTCTCGGACCGAAGAAACAGACTAACTGGAAGGTGGTTCTGTGGAAAATCGATGACAACTACAATATGGTCCCTGGCACTCAGCAGACGCTGATATTCCAGCAGACCACTTGGCACAAACAAGACAGCGAGACTTTTTATCGAACGGACAAAATTACTCCTAACGGTGGTTTTGGAAAATACGCCATAAACTTGCAGCGAACCGACAATTCTGGGGACGCTTCGATACTCAAACTCGAGGAAATTCATGCCGTAAACGTTCGAAAAAACGTTGTTCATCCAACTGATACGCTGGTGCGCGTTAAGGTAAGGGCGACAGAGAACGCTCTGGGCAGCCGGGACCGCAAGTACAACGCCCTGGTGACGCGTCATACCATCACGTACGATCTGGACACACAGACGGTGGATTACACGCTGCGGCCGTCGCGGTCGTTCGCGGATGCGGTGGCTCACACTTGGCTGATTATGGGTGAGCAGCCGGTAGGCAGCATTGACCTGTACGGGCTGTACTCAATCGCCGAAAGCCTGCCTGATGAACGGCTGGGTTACTTCGACTACACGTTTGATGATGAGAATGACTCGCTGGGCGACCGCGTGCAAGCAATATGTAATGCGGCGTCGGTGGTGGCGTACTGGGATGACGGAGTGCTGACGTTTACCCGTGACCAGAAAGTTGATTACCCGGCAGCGGTATTCAACCGGGCCAACATGAAGACGGACGAGTACAAAATGACCTACGAGGCCACGCTCCCAGGTGGTTATGACGGTGTGCAGGTCTCTTATGTTCACCCGACTACGAATAACAAGACGTACATCAACTACCGCGTTCTGAACGGCGCTGTAGTTGAACAGGAAGCGGAGAATCCGAACAAAATGGAGATCGTCGGCTTTCGTAATGAGTACCAAGCGCGTGAGCGCGCACTGCGCGAAACGAAGCGTCTTATCTACTCCCGGGTGAAGATGAATGCCAAAGTATTTGAGGATGGAATCATGCAGGTCGGTAGCGTCGTACAGATAGCGGATATCTATGACAGTAACCAGCAGCAGGGTTATATAACTGGCCGCTCCGGTAATGACTTTGATACCAGCGAGCCGATCGTATTTTCTGGGGATATGTTTGTGCTGGTTACCGATAGCCTGGGTAATCCCACACTGCGTTATCCGGCGACGGCGCGCTCCGAAACGAAGTACGGATTCACTGCGGAAATACCCGACATTCAGCTCAACATATGGAATGGAGATACTGTGCAGTTACCATCGCGCTATCTCATCGCAACGGTGGCGGAACTGGACAGCCAACTATGGAAGGTAAATAGCATCAAACCTAACACAGATAACACGGTATCTCTGACAGTCGCAGAATACAGCGACGCCATCTACCAATAAGAACCGTCCCCAACCATCAAGCCCGGCCATCGCGCCGGGTTTTTTTATGGAATAAATATGGCTACGCAACCTACTAATCTTCCGGTGCCAAGCGAATCACCTCGCGATTTGAAGTTCAACGCAGGGAAAATTGACCAGTTTGTCACTTCAGATGAAAAAACATATCTTGACCGTTTTGGTGGGGCCCATTACACAATCAGTGGTCTCACGAAGTTGGTGCAGGAAGCGATTGTAGCTTACGGCTGGATCCCTGTAGAGTCATTTCAGGATGGTGCAACACTGACCCAGTCTAACCAGATACTGAAGGATAACGATTCTGGCGAATATTATCGCTGGGATGGTGCTTACCCTAAAGTTGTTCCTGCTGATTCTACACCGGAAACAACCGGTGGCTTTGGTATAAATGCCTGGCTTAGTGTCGGTGACTCTGTATTGCGCAGCCAGTTAGCTTCGGCGAATGGCTATACGTTAGTACCAAGCGTTAACATCATAAATTCGGTCGTGCCTGTTGAGAGTTTCAGGGCTTCAGGATTAACTGATCAGCAAATAGTACAGCAAGCTAATGATTATGCCGCATCACTTGGACGCACATTACTTTTTCAGTCTGGCGTTACCTATGAGGTTGTTACGCTGAATTGCACATGCGAATGGCGCGGTCCAGGCATCATCAAGCGTAAGGCTGGCGCATCATCGACGTTGATTAACATGGCGTCTGGAGCGCGTATTACTGGCAAGATGACCATCGACGGTAACAGCGAAAATTGCACTGGGTCAGCGTCAAACGTTGTGATGAATGGGGTTAGTGGTTGCCTGCTTAACGACTTTTCTTCGATTAATGCCTGTGGACATAACATTGAGATAAATAACTCAGTTTACAGTGACACCCGGCTGCCAAACAAAGTTAAAAATGGTGTGGTAAATGGCGCTGCAATTGGGCATGCAGTCAGCCTTTACAATGCCGCCAATGAAGTTCTTGAAGAGCTTGAGTTGATTAACTGTGGAGATGGCATTAACGCATCAGGCAGCTCACGCTCAATCAGACCACTCATTATCAGCAAAATAAATGCACGAAAAAACAGGGGCAATGGATTTGCCACGAACTTCATATCAACGGCCGATACTCCTGTCTATGATATGGTTAAATTTAGCGATTGCTTTGCTAGAGAGAATGGACTTAATGGATTTGCGGTTCAGAGCCATTACACTAATCTTACGAACTGCCATGCGTATAAAAACGGCACCACTAAGGACCATCAAGGCTTCCTGTTTAATGCAAACTGCATAACTTTTAGCAGCCTCATCGCCTTCCAGAATAAAGGAGTAGGGTTTGATTTTGGCGACTGCCGTAAGTGCGCTGGCTCAGGCCTTTTTGCAGAATCAAGCGGATGGCATGGTCTTGAAATAAACTCCTGTGAGGACATGGCAATTTCTGGCATTGTTCTGAATGATAGCTTCAAAGGACAGGCTGATGGTGCACTTCAGGCAGCTCTGATAATTCATAAAGGCAATGGTGGTTATCCATTCCCTGGTGACAGCAAAAATATTTCCCTTAGCACTGTAACAATCGGCAGTGGTGAGGGGCAGCGTTATGCAGTATATGTTGATGCTGATTCTTATAACATAACTATTGACGGCGCGGTATGCAAAACAGCAGCCTTGCTTGAGGATATCTTTACCGCCTCTTCAGATGTCAGGGTTAGAGGCCAGGTTACCAGGTGGGATCCAATGGGAGCGGCGAGGGCTACAATTTCTTCAGGGGTGGTTGGTATACCGAGTGTGGCAGATACGGTACAGGTTAACGGAACAGGCAGCGTAGTAACCATCAACATCATTAATGGTGGAGCTTACATTAAGGACAGGTATGTACGCATCAGAGCTGTTAACGGCATTACTCTTGAGAACTCTGGAGGTTCAGGTGGTAACCTTTTCCTAGGGACTTCGATAGTACTTGCTGCTGGTGATTCAGTTCGACTATGGTCTGACGGTTCAGGAGGCTGGAAAAAGGCATAAAAAATGGGGGCCATTGCCCCCATAATTTATTTTATTATTTTGCATCCGTAGTAATCAGAAACCTGAGGAAGATTGTAGTAATACCATTCATCCCTGTTGTTTATGTAACGGTAATCATCAAATCCTGTCACTAAACCTACCTTTATCCCGCTGCTACATTCATTGCTCTTGAGTTTGTTTTCAATAATATTTTCTCGTGCATGCATTGGCGAATAGAATTCTTTCGTTTGATTGTAAAGCTCCTTGCTTACATAAATAGAAATGAAGCCTATGGCGATAATAATAAAATTATATCTCCAATCTGTATCGAGCAATCTTTTTACAGCCGCAACTACAAAGGCGATCATAACGCACCAGGCGAACATGAAAGATCTGGCCTCAGTATACGGAGAGGCAACCATAGAGCCAACTACTAGAACAGAAGAAATTAGTAACAGATCATGCTCTTTAAAAACAAGTTTTTTATGGTATAGGTAAGCAAGAGACAGTATTGCTGCAATAAAGATAATTGTAGATGTCTGAGCAAATACAGATACTACATCGATCACCCTTCCTTGAATGCCATCTAGGAAAGGAATATCTTTATGGTACCACTCATTGTATTTAATTCTTCTAAATGTCGTAGATGGTGCTGTGACAAGCAAAATCCACCCCGCCAGAACAGATACGGGAACAAGTGAAAGCCATGTCTTTAGTTGTTTGTTCATGGCTAATGTAGTAATTAGAAAGAAAATGGTAGCCACTGGCACGTTTTCGAAAGAGACCCCTGAAAGAAATCCTACTAAACAATATGATGCTAGTTTAACTCTGTTACCAGCCAGCACATCCCGTCTTGATGTTGTCATAAATTTACGAATTACAGCAAGTGTCAGGATCATGGGAACCGTATATCCAGTGATAACAGTTCTCCACGTAAATAATTCGAATCCGGGCCACAGAAGAAAGGTAAAAATAACACCAAGAACTAAAGAAAACGCTTTACTGTCATCATCAAAAATTAGTGTTGAAATAACATAGCAGAGAATAGCGACAGAGATAAATGCCACCAAGAAGAAAGCGTAATTTGGCAGGCTGAGTGTAATTATTGATAATTGCTCTCCAAGTCTCGCATTCCATGACTCAATTTGATGAGCTGATTTCGCGAAAGCCCACGAAAGGCGTTCTAAAATACTCTCTGATGTAAATCTCTTTGTAAGCCCGTAGTCCTCACCATTGAGTGGTGAGTAATTAAATATAAGAACATAAAGGCATGCAATGACAATGGCCTGTATATAAATTACAGGTCTTAAAATGGATTTCATTTATCACAACCCTTCTTCAAAACATAACGAGGTCTATTTTTGACTTCCGTATATATACGCCCTACATATTCCCCAAGCACCCCGATGCCAATTAACTGAACGCCCCCAAGGAAGAGAACCGAAACAAGCAGTGAAGGGTACCCACGTACCGGATTACCAAACGCAATGGTGTCAATAATCATCCATGCTCCGTAGATGAATGCCATTCCTGCAACTGCCAGGCCGATGTAGGTCCACATGCGGAGCGGGAAGGTAGAGAAGCTTGTGATCCCCTCAAGAGCCAAGTTCCAGAGCTTCCAGCCGTTGAATTTAGTATTTCCGGCTACGCGTTCTGCGCGGGCATACTCAACGACATCAGTGCGACCTCCTACCCAGCTCAACACGCCTTTCATGAACAGATTACGCTCTGGCATGAGCTTGATGTTTTCCACAACTTCGCGGGACATCAGTCTGAAATCGCCAACGTTCTCTTCAATCTGAGGGTTGCTGATTTTATTGTGGAGCTTGTAGAACCACTCAGCACTCTTACGCTTCAGCCGTCCATCTGTAGAACGGTCTGTGCGCTTAGCCAATACCATATCCGAGCCAGATTGCCACTTCTCAATAAGATGAGGTATTACCTCGATAGGGTCCTGAAGGTCTACGTCTATTGGAATAATCGCCTCACCAGTAGCATGATCGAGACCAGCAAACAGGGCTGGTTCTTTTCCGAAGTTACGTGTGAACGACAGAGGCTTAACGAGAGGGTCTGAAACGGCGATTGAGTTTATGATCGCCTCTGTTGCATCTTTGCTCCCGTCATTGATGAAGACAATCTCGACCTCATAGGGCTTAAGACCTTCAAATTCTCTAACTGTTTTGTAAAAAATCGGTATTGCATCTTCTTCGTTGAATACCGGGACTACCAGAGAAATCTTCATTTCGCTTCCCTAAAGACAACATATTTTGAATAAAAGAAACCACAAACCAGGCTAATAAGTGAAAATTCTATGAGTGTGATGATGGGGGCAATCTGATAGTAATCAGACACCTTACCCACCAGTACACTCATAAGCCCCATGAATGTTACAAAGAGAAAATACCCTCTCACTTTCGGTTTTGATTTGAAGGTGAATGAGGCATTGGCAAAAAACGAGAAGGTTACTGCCACAGCAAATGCCAGAAGGTTTGCAGCCGCCTGGTTTACGGAGAACATGTATACACCAACAGAAAAGACCATCCAGTGAATGGCAGTGTTTAACACGCCGACCGTTAAGTATTTTGAGAATAGCTTAAGCATATGAGTATTTAGGTGGTTTTAGAATTCAGCGGAGTTTATCACCTAAGACCATTCTGATCAGCACTTGATCAACTTCAAATAGTGAAATACTGTATATATAAACAGTATAAAGGAGTGCAGATCATGCCCCGTCAGCCGGATATTCATGCTGCTTTTATTGCAGCAATACAGCAAAACCCAAAAGGCTATCTTTGCCTTTATACAGACAAGTTTATCGCGGAGTTACAGGACAGACACTGGCATTTCAGTCAGTCCGATGCCAACTCATGGATTCAGCGTTACCAGCCCGACTTCGCCGACAAGGGCACGGACGGCAGCGGCAACCGTTACTGGATCCTTCGCAATATGGGGAGGGTGTTCTGATGGGGTTCCCTTCACCGGCAATGGACTATGTTGAACAGCGCATATCG